TCAAAAGTCCCCATAACTTTATCATTCTCTGAGAATAGAATCACACTCATTTCATAAGATAATTTATTATACTAAAAACGAGTTTATAAAAAAAATTATAAAATTAAAATGCCTGTCGACATTAAATCAATCCAAGGGAAGTTGAGGGGGAACCAGACGAAGAAAGATGGAGGAAAAAAGAAAAAAGAGAAAGTCAAGGACAAAGTTCAGGGTAGAAGAAGTGCTATGGAAGCAAAGACCAAAAATGACATAAGAGATTCTGAACTGCCTGACCTTACTCTTGATTCTGTAACATATGGTACTATGACTCGTGAAAAAATGGAAAAAATCAGTGTGTGCAAAATTACAAAAATACTGCCAAAGGGTAAAATAACAGATAGAGATTTTACTACAGATGATCATAGACTAGGTTCTCTTGAAAATAATTCTCTTTGTGGTTCTTGTGGCAAAACAAATGATGAATGTCCTGGACATTACTCGATGATTGACCTTCCCAAGAAATATCTGCATCCTTTGTTTCGCGAATCCGCTATTAGAGTGTTACAGTCATTTTGTTGGAGATGTTATGAACCATTACATCACAGAGATTTTCTCAATAATATACATCTTAGTGGATGGCAAAAATTACTATATATAGCCAAAGAATCGGTGGATATAGAACATCCCATGGGTAGTTGCAAAAAACATCCGGAATCGAAATATCCCTATTCTCGAAACCCTATTTTCAAAACTGGCGTTGGACCCAGAACGGTTAAAGGTAAAGTTGTTGGAACTCCTACTTCGGGAACAAAAGATAGTGTAGATATATTTGCCCAAATCAAAACAACTACCGGTAGAGGACCAGAAAAGTATGAAGATTATGTAATAACACCTGAAATGGTCTATAATATTTTCAGCAACATCAGTGACAGTGACATCAAGCTCATTGGGTTTGAAGGTCATTTTGAAGAAGGACGGTGGGTGTGGAACAATCATCCCATAAACTTTATAGTTGACTTTATCCCAGTAATCCCACCTTCAGCAAGACCTTATGTAAAACGCGAAGGTATTCGTAAAGATGATTTTATCACAAAATTTTATGATGATGTTATAGCAGAAACACAGAAATTTTACAATGCTGATGAAGGGAGAGAAAATTATCTCTCAAAAATTCTATTCTACTACAGTCACATCATCGACAATGGTGACAAAGCTTATAAAAAGGCTGCTCTGGATGTTATCAAGTCTTTTAAAGATAGACTCGTAGGTAAACAAGAACTTATCAGAGGCTCTTTGATGGGTAAGCGTTCGGACTTTACAGGTAGAACCGTGTTGGGTCCAAATGGTGGTTTGGAATTTGGAGAAATCGCCCCACCTGCTATAATGAAATCCACACTCACAATCCCAGAACATGTTACGAAATATAATATAGATTTCATAAAGAAACTATCTGCTGATGATGAAATCAGATGTCTGATACCCATGAGAGGAAAACTTTCGGGACGCAAACTTAAATTCAAAAAGGATAAACATGAAATCAAGATTGGTGACATTGTCGAGCGCAACTCAAGAGATGGCGATTCAATTATTTTCAATCGCGCTCCTACGCTTCAAAAACAATCAATGTGTGGTTACAAATGTAAATTTCAGAACAAACTCTCTGTAGGGTTACATTTAACATCAACAACTGGACACAATGCTGACTTTGATGGTGATGAGGGCAATATTCACATGTTACAATCTACTCAAGCTCAGGTTGAAGCAAAAACTTTTGTGTCTTCACCATTTTGTATAATGTCTGGTATTAACTCATCGCCGGTAGGTGGTATCATTTACAATGGCGCCACGGGAGGTTATTTGCTCTCTGATGATATTGTTCTCACAAATGAAGAATTTGAAGAAGGGTTACGCAGTATGCGATATGCCGAAGAAAACTACAATTCTTATCTCGACAGGTTGTTTGAACTCAATATAGAACATAAACTTACTCTCAATCCTTTGGGTGGTAAAGCACTATGTTCTTTGTTATTTCCGCCTACTTTCTGGTATACGAATGGAAAGGTCAAAATAAGAAAAGGTATCTTGGTTTCTGGTAGATTATCAAAGAAAAATATGGGTCCTTCGCCTAATTCAATCGTCCAATCTATTTACAAGAATTATGGGACTGAAGCTACCAGGCGTTTCATCACAGATGCTACTTTTCTATTCAACTGGTACCTCGGTATCTATGGTTTCACTGTCGGAGTCAAGGATTGTAGACCTCCTGCAAATGTAGAGGAAGAGTTCAATCTTAGAAAATATCAAATCATTCGAGAGATTAACGACGAGGTTCTAAGTTTTCCTCCACTGGCAAAAGATTCTACCGAACTCGATAAATCACAAAGAGAAGAAAAGATTCAAGAAGTTATAACAGCAGGCACAGACAGAATCAAGATGGCGTTGGTTGGAGGCGAAGTCACGGAAGATGGCAAGAAGATAAAGATTCAGCGTATCCTTGCTCCTGATAACGCTATTAGCACGATGGCAGAATCCGGCGCCAAGGGCAAGATTAACGATACTGCGAAGATTATTGCTTTGTTGGGACAACAATATGTACCCGATAGACGCCCTGATTTGGTGATGAGTAGAGGAAAACGCTGGCTCTCAAGTTATCACGTTGACGACAAATCTATTTTCTCACGAGGTTTCGTTTCCAGTTCTTTTTACGAAGGTTTAGACCCAGACGAATTCTTTGCTCATAGTATGGCATCTCGGATTGGTCTTTGCAACACTGCTGTCAAAACTGCAGATATTGGGGCCTTACAACGTAAAATGGTGAAATCCCAAGAAGACCTTGTGGCTCAATACGATGGCAGTGTTAGAAACCAAATTGGTAATATATTTCAATTTTCATATGGTGCTGGATTCGGTTCTTCAAAGTTAATTAGACGAACTCGTAAAGACGGAACAGATTATCTTACCTTTATCAATCTTGAAGAAACGGTTGGGAAAATTAATTCAGATTCTGGATTTATGGATGAAAACTTTGTATTTAATGAAATCAAAAACCTATTTGACTAATTTATTAATTTATCTTAATAGATAAATTAATCTTGTAAATTTTTAGAGAAACTTTTCTGATGCGCAGAAAAAATACAAACATCTCTTGTTGTAGCGTTTCTCTACAAAAAATCATTTTTATTTTGTTAAAATGAATCCAGTTTTAGCGTATTTACTTGGAGTAATAACCGTTTTGCTTATAATTTTTCCCTTTTGGTATATTTCAACCAAAGACAAAGGAACCAAGGAACTATATGATAATATCTTTTGTAGACCAGATTTCTAAGCAACAGTGAAGTTTGTAGCAGTTACAGAAACACCATCGTAGCTCATGGAAAAAGTTACTGTAGGGGAACTCGAGTTGCTAGCTCTCGGTTCGACAATAATTTGCGCCATACCTGGTAACTTGTATTCCGGGACAATTGTATTGGTGGGACTAGCAGTAGTCAAAACCTGTGTGGCTCCAACTTGCGAATCGTTTATGTAATAAGACACCAGCAAACTCGAATCTCCCGATACTACTTTGAACACTGGAACCTCGTCCATGGATTCTACGTATTGGTTAAACTGGTATTTGAAACCAAATAATAACATAGAATCTATTTTTTCACTATTTGAAGCATCGTAGCTCAACTGAGGGTCAAATAATTGTCCAGCAACACCGACTACATTCTGTAATTTAGGGACTTTATTGTCTTCGACTAAATTATAACTCCTCAATATAGTAGAATTCTCAAAAGGATTAAAACCAAAGAACAGGGAACAATCGTTATTGATGTTGGTCATCAATTGTAAAGGTTTTCTATTTTCTCGAATCTCCGAAAAGGCGTTTATATTGGTGGAACTACTCAATGAAGAAGGGTCCAACGCCACATCTAAAGATAAGTTAGTCAAAGGCATTCCTTTGGCAAATGTTTTCTCTTTCGTAAATTTCTCTAGTCCCGAGAGTTTATTTATTGCCAAGTTGTTGGTTCTATTAGTTATCGCAGATACTTCGTTGAATAGATTCGACACATTTACAAATGTGTAATTGTCACTACTATCTTTATTCGCAGACCAATACATATTCTCGTGTCCGTAACTTGACGATAAGAATATAGTGTTTCTCGGTATTTTTGAAAACACTCCGGAACTATTATAATATCCATTCAATGATAAATTCAGAGTAGTGTTGACTATACAAGGATAGGTTAAATTTACACTGGTGATGTCAGTAACAGATGATGTTACGACTGTATCGTCATAATAATCTACTGTATTTGTTATGGGTTGAATTTCAGCGAGCGTGACTGTGTCGAACTTGTTTGTATTCACGTTCCAGATGTAATAGTCTACACCATTAACAAATACATAGTTTTCTATGTTAATCCTTCTATCTAATCCCTGGTAGTAACCGTTGTTGGGGCCTCCAAGAACATTTATGATATAATCCCCATAAGGTTTCAATTCTGTAGAGATGGTAACAGTGGTGATAAAGGTATTCGTTGTAATATAACTGCTCAAGTCAGTGTTATATTTTAGGAATAAGTTATTTCCCAAATTGTCCGTCAGATAAATTTTAGGATCCGGAACAGATAAAGGTTCGGGTGTGGTGTAATTAAGAGCCTCTACCTGTGTGTAGAAAATCGGTTCACTACCAATATCAAGCAAGAACTTCCCATCAGTTGTCTGCAGTGAAGGCGGTTCGAAGTAATATTTGTCTCCAGTAGATTCCACATTAATATACCTGTTCTTATACAACTTCTCATATGTATCAAAATCTACATGTCGAGTCAAACTTTGTTCAGTTTCGCTGTATAGGTATACACCGTTTTGGTAACTTTTGGTGCTATCGTTAATTAGGTATATTTTTCCATTCACGAGATTTAGTGCCTCAACTTCAGCACCTTGATAAAACGCACCAGCAAGGATATAATCGAAATTTACACCACTGGAATATGTGGGACTTGTTCCGCTTAATCCAGAAGTTTTAATATCATACACTGTGAAATAAATATCCTGTTTATCAAGTTTTTGAATTTTGTATTTTGAATTGTCATAAACAACTTTGAAAATATCTTCATCTTGATAGTTATCGGTATAGTAAATTTGTTGTTCGGTAACATCCTCTTCTAATCTGGGCTGAATGAACTGATTGCCAATCAAAACCGTTGTTTGTTTTTGTGTATTGAGAATATCAAAATTGGAATAGGAAACAAAGGCTGGGCAAGATGACATTAACGGATTGAGTGTCGATGTTTGTTCCAGACTTCTAATTTCGTGGTCTTTGTTGATTTCTATTGAACGATTAAACTTCATCCATCCTACAAATTGAGAACCAAAATAAGTCATTATTCTGCAATACATCATAGTAGGGTTATTACCCTCTGGTTTTAGATTCGTTGGTTGGTAACTGAGAGGTAGAGGAACCAGATATAGGAAAAGACCATTGGCAAAATCAAAAGTCGAGTTGTTTTCGACAAAAAATGGTTTGTTGGTACACAACGGTTTGTTCATCAGTCCAATATCAGCTACAGGTGGTGATGAGTTGTTTTTATTGGAGACAGGAATGTATGCCAGTGCCTGTGAGGCCACATCTCCATTGGATTGCGAGTTGCAATCTGAACACCAATCTGTCGTATTGCCTGGTTCACAAGGACTATTTTGAAGAGAAAGTAAGAAATACTGTTCTGGGGAAGTTTGGTCATAATACTTTGAGATTAAATACTTTCCTAACAAGGGTTGAAAAACCGAACCGTAGTCGTTTACAGACACTGCAACATCCTTGTCAAAGTATACACAACTGGATGTTGTTGAAAACTGGGTGCCTTCTCGTGTATCTCCACTGTAAAGATAATATGGGTACATCGCTGATTCGCCTGGCGCAGTATAACTTAATGCGCTAAAATAGACAGTGTCAAACGACGAGTAGGCAGGTTTGCTTGACGAAGCATTTGAAGATGTTACGTAAAAAGTTATCCCTGGATATTGGATAAATGTTTTATTATATAACCCAGACGTGTATTTCAGGCTAACAGTGAAATAAGAATTTTGGTTATTTTCAAATACTTCTATATAGTATGTTCCAGACACTACAGTAGTGTAAGATATGGGTTGCGGTGTAGGTAAGGTGGTGCTAACCGTAGAATAAAACAATGAGATTTTATCTGTTGTCATTCTAATGTTGGAAAGACCATCGCTCTTTGTTATAAAAGCGTTAGAACTGGTGTTTGATTTGAAATTATCAAGCATATCTAGACTATTATAGGCAAAAAACTTGGAATCACCAGATAACTG